TCAAATTGTTGCAATTAGACCATGAGTACGAAGCGTTGTTAATATGCTGGAAATGGCGGCGCGAGCCTCAACGTCATTGATCACTCCTCCATTAGGGTCTGAAATTGCAGGCTGAGGGGCGGCCAAAACCACAACCCATACGCCCTGCATATATCTGACGACATTCATCTCATCTAAGACCCAGGCATGAACGCCATCTTGCGCAGGTGCAAACCGCCAACCACCCCCAGTCCAAAATGCGATATTACCGTCTTGATTAACCCATTCATTGATTGCCCCCACATCAACAATCCAAGCCTCTCCAACCTGAGGAGATAAAGGTGGGCTATTCAATATACGGCTTTGGATAACAAGATGACTTAATACATCTAACGCTGTAACAGCTTCATTATGCGTGACATCCTTTTGAGCCTGGTTGACAGCAATCAACGGCAAATCAAAGCGTGGGGTCAAAGTACCCATGTCTCAATCCTCTATGATTAAAATTCAAATTGATGGTCTGCAACAGCCCCACGCCCAACCAAAGCAGAAAGTTGGTAGATGCGCACGTGTAGCCAGCTTATCCCGAAGCCAAAATCTGCCTGCTGCTGCGCCAATGTATAAATATACTCAGGCGAAGACAGGTTAATCTGCCGCAGAACCGACATGTCAGGTGCCAAGATTTCTAATTCATAAACTTCACTCGTCTCCCCAAGCGGCGCATCAGTCCCATCAATCCACTCTGCACCCAAGCGACTGCGCCGGATCCAGGAGACATCCACATCTCCTGTCTCATGTTTAAAGGCTCGAACATGCACGGGCGAGAGCGGGCGAAGGCTTTGCCCCGCAAAAAAGAAACTTTGAGACCCAACAGTTTCCAAGGGCTCCAAAGCACCCACGGCTTTATAGGCACGACTTTGCCCAACATGCCCCAAATTAGTAGCAATTGATGCAACAGCAGATGCGTCCAGCAATATGAAAGCCTCACCCGCTTGGTGCGAAGAAATGGCGCTCTCGGTACCCAATCGCCCACGCAAAAGCCCCGACAACTCAAACCGCCCACCACCCAAAGCGCTGGCTTGACGAAATTGAATAATTTCACCTCCAAAGACCGCCGCATTCGCGCCATTGAACAAAGACAATTCAGGTTTAGATTCCAAATCGCGTGTAGGGTCATATAATTGAACAATAGGTCGGTTCAACTCATCCCAAACAGTACTAGCGGCAAATCCTGGAGGTGTTTCAACCACACCAAGCACCGCCGCATTCTGTGTGCTTGCCCGCCTGGTAAAACTGGTCTCATTATCCAGGCTTTCAAACAAAGTCGCAGAACGCCAAGCAGCATTTTCACCGCTTGCAACAAACAGATAACGAGGTGTATCAGAATTTTCACCGGGTAGTAGCGGCACATCAAGCAATTCAAAATGAGTAACCCCCTGACTCGCTGCTGTCTGAGAAATGTCCGAACCGCTATCGGCCAAGACATTGAACACCATATTTTCGCTTGCATAATGTCGACCACTCAGGCGCATCATAGTGCCGTTTACAGCGCGTTCCTCAACGAGAATTGGATGGCTAGTTCCATCATAGCTGGTCGTTACAAAGTCGCCCGCTTCAATTGCAAATCGGGATGCCGGCAAACTGACTACAGCCTGTTCACGTCCAGTCCAGGCTGTATTTAATGCCCGCTCAGCCGCTGCCTTTGCAGTTTGCGCAGTAACCACAACATTGGCGCGATGACTAACATGCCTACCTCTTCTACTCGTCAACCTGCGCGCGCGCTGGACATTGACCTGAAAGTCTCGTGCCGGATCGAGATATTCCACCAGGACCTCCGAAGGCAACTCCCAATCCTGGACACGAACGGATTCCAAACTTTGGCCGCTTTGCAAATGCTCTCGCGCACCAAGTTCATTGTCCGATATAAGAATTGCTTGGCTTGGCAGATCCTTAAACAGAAGATCGCGCCCACGCTCCACACAGACAAATTCGTGATAAGCTCCCAAATCATCCAAAGCATCCCGAAATGTCGAACTCCCATCCAAAACATAGCCTTTAACAGTGGGCGATAAATTGGACGTATCAATCTGCTCAAATTCACCAATAGTTGCGAGATCAGAAATGAGTGCAGATAAAGCAACCTGACCTTGATCTGCAATAACCTCAAATGTCAAATTCGGGACACGATTAGCAAATTCGTTAAGCTCCAAATCTTCAAACACCACATAGGTCAACCCTCGATAAGCAGGTACCTGCCCTACCCCAAGAGCAGCCTCCATGACAGGGTCAACCTGCTGATCTTCACTACCTAAATATGTGCGAAGCTGGCCATTAACATTGAGCGTTCCACCATCTTCACGAATAAGCTTACCATCCGCCCAAATTCGCCCAATTCGTTGTACTTCCCGAGCACATAAAGCAATAGCGAAGGAAGATGTATAACGATAGACGGTCGTCGTTCCGCCACTACTCGTCCCGCCCTTACCACCGCCAGAACTTTCGCTTTCCTGGTATTCAATTAAACCATCTGACCAAATGACATTGCCGGCAATCCTCACCACCCCATAAGCCAATGGGATTGGCACACCATAAGCAGAATTTTGTATCGCATAGCCTTCAACCCTGCGGCTGGAGCTACTCGAACCGACACCCAACCCTCCGTCTATTACGCCGCCGATAAAACGCCCAAAAAATCCACCCAGAGGGCCGCCAATAACATTCCCGACCGTGCCTAAAACGACTGAAGCCATGTTTAAACTCCTGGAAAACGATAAGCGCCCACAAGGCGTTGCCGCCAAAGATCATCGAGGCGATGTTCAACCACATGACGTGCAGGCATATAGCTATGGATCATGCTAAAGGGGCGGTGTGCATCTCCAAGGATAGCGACATGTTGTGGCGGTCCATTGAACTGAAACAAAGCCACATCCCCAACTTGCATGTCGTCCAGATCAACAGGTGACAATCCCGATAGGCTTAGGTGTTTTTCAAGCAATCCGTGTGCAGGTCTCCGGTCATAATTGGGGCTATCACAGACCGTCATTCCACATTTATGGGCAACACAAACCAATAGACCAACACAATCTAATCCGTGGCCAACCAGACGCCCCTGATGCCGAAACCGCGTTCCGATGCAATCCCGTGCGGAGGCGAGAATATCTTCGCGCATCATGAAGGCAAACCCGGATAATCAAGAATAGAGTCAACGCCTGGCAAATGGGGTTCGCCGCGAAAATTTTCGACATTTGAAAATTTGGTCTGGCAGGTGACAAAACGCTTATCACAGCCCGCATGAACTTCAATCAGGTCACCAACGGAGATTGCAAAAGGAAATGGGTCAAAAACAGTAATTTCCTGTGACTGATCGCTTTTCACTTCACGGCTGAGACCTGCATTCTGCCCGCTTAAAAACCTCAGGCGACCGTAATGAAAATAATCATTGCTTTGAACGACACTGATGCCGAAACGTGCATTATTGATCACTGCGGTTACGGTGCCCTGGAAGGTGACATCGCGCAACGACACACGACATTTCCGATCACCTAAGTCAGTGCGACATTCTGGTGAAAATACTCCCCCAACTGCGCGTTGCAAGTCCTGCTTACGGCCACGCAATTCGGCTGAAAATACCTGATCAATCCGGCGCACATCGCCTAAACGACCCGACCTCAGTGGAATTTGAGCAGACTCGGGTGATGACCAGTCAACGATAAAAACGTCAATTCGTGCATCATCATAACGCCCAATTTCCAGGTCAAGAGAGCGAAGAGCAGCCCCAGACAAAACGCCAGCGACCTCCAGCGTATCTACAGAAAACCCGCTTTTAGAGTCTACCTGGGTCGGCTGAAATGATGGTGAAGGTCGATATAAAAGCCCATCCAATGTGAAAGCGACATCATGTGTCGTAAAACCTAAGGCAACCCCATCTAATCGCTCCACCCGCCAACACATAGCCAACCGCGTGACTTCTGCATTCAAGCGATCCGCAAATTCTTGAGGAAAATTTAGCATGACGCTCTACACCCGAACTTCGATCAGGCCGATATCGCCAATCAGTCCCGCACGAAAATTTTCAGCGGATATGTTCAATACATCACTTTCGAAGCGCACAGGCACATCAAATTCAAATCCTGCACTAACAGAAACGCCCGCCGCGGGCGGGACATCAAAACTTATGACGCCGAGGTCACAATCCACAGTAAAACCTGTTGTGACTTCAACACCATCAAAGGCCGGTCGCACACTACCTTGCACAGGCTTAGTAATACGCCGGACATAAGAATTAGGCGCCTCCCCATAGGTTTTGATGAGCTGGAAATCGACCTGCACCCCATCCGCAGTTCCAAGCAATTGATCGGAAGGCATCACCGCAACATTTGGCGTAGTCGATGTAAAGTCGGACCAGTCTTTAAATCTAAATCCAAAACCACGCCCTTGGCGCGCCCTGAAGAAATGTAAGACCTCATCAATATCGTCTTCAGCACGAATGCCTGTGGAGACATCGTAGCGTGCTCTGGATTCACTCCAATTGATATTGCGCTGTTCTGCACCAGAGGCAAGTTCGGTCACCGTCGTTGAAAAACGCGGCCCACCACTCGAGCCAAAGGCAATATCCAGTGGAAAACGAATGTCATGAAAGCCCTGCATATCCTCATCATCCTCAAGTTCGAAATATGTGAACCCATCCCGTGCGATTTGCGGATAGGCCCAAGCAAAGACCTCACGGAACCCGCGCGCTTTGCCATCCGCTATTGCACGATCGATATTCTGCCAAACGTCGAGCGTTGTCCCTTCATTCGCAAAGCCTGCGAAATAATGGGCATTATTGGCGTCGTAGCCCAAAGTGCTTTGAACCAACGCAAGCCCCCGATCATGCGCGCCCCAATTCCCCGCAATCACATGGTCATAATCTTCCAATTGAAAAATATCGAAAGCAGGCGCAGACCATTGCAACGGCATATTTGCCTGCGCCAACATCGGCGCATCATCCCGCAGCACTTGAGGCGTAAAGAATAAAACCGCCATATCAGAGGATGGATATTTGGCCTTCGCCTTGTCACGGATGGCAAAAGTTGCCTCAGCTAATTTTTCAGCCAACCAATCAAGGTAAAAATTCTGCTCCGCTGTAGGCGTCTCAAATATCGTTAAATGCTTAGCTGGTACCGGCAAGCCTGTTTCAGACGTAAAAGCCGCCTGTGTCGTTGCATCATAGAAACAAGGCTCAGCCCCGCCAAACAGTTGATACCACCACCATGGCTCCCCAATTTGGAAAAACGGCGCAGAACACCCGGCAGCGACAGCAATATCACCAAATTCGACGAGCGCATCACCCACATAATCAACAGCCACAGTATGGGTCGGAGCAATAAGTGAGGAAGGCGGCGTATACCCCGTTAAAGCCGGGGAACCATCGTGCGTCCTCTGCATCCAGTCATCAGGAATCCATTCATTAAAAATCTCAAAAGAGATGGAGATGATCGGCTTAAAGCCCAGATCAACCGCACGTTTGAAATAGTCTTCATGCCATTTCTTACACGGCGCATTTAATATTTTACCCTGCCCGTCACGCGCAGCGATAAAACGCCCCTCACCGGCGTCGAATAACAGCCGGAAAAAATGGCTCATCCCCACATAATGATCGAGAAAAGAGCTATAACCAAGATGTAGGGAATTCCGCAGAAGACGCTCAGGCGTCTGGTTAAAAACATCGTCATAACCATTAGCCAATCTAATATCATGAGGCGGCAGAAACGCGTCACCTAATTTAAATGTACTGTTCGCACCCTCAACTTTGATCTCTGTGATTTCCACCCAGGCTTCCAATGGCGCAAGCAAAGGATCATCATCAACGCCATTAAATGTATCAGGCACCATCGAGATGAATAGACGATCAATATCTTTGGGGTAAACCGGGTCTGCTTGGGTCGGTAGAATGAACCCACCATCCAAGTCATCAAAATCCAGTGTAATAACGGCATCATTCCCAGGCCCAACAGCGTAATTCGCCAGCCTCACAAACCAGGTTCGTGCGCCGCCATTTTGATCTCGGCCTTCAATAGTCAAAGTTGGACCATTGACCTCAGGTAAGGTCCTGATACCGGATGACCTCCATCGAAAGCTTAAGCACACACCCGAATAGTCACGTGACGTTTCATAAGCGAGTAATGGTGGATCCAGATTATCTTCACTTTCCCAGATCAAACCAGCAAGATTATTCTGCTCATAAAAAACCAGGTCCGCCCTTAACCCATCACAGCCCAAGGTTGTAATCGCAGCCATCATTGGACGGGGAAAATTCAAAGTCCAATAACGGGGATCAAAACGCTTGATAAAGCTATGGTTAAAGGCATCACCATCCTTGGCAAGCCAATGCATAGATATATCCAAATGTTAAGAAGTGTTGGAGTTACTGGTCTCGTCCAGCTCGCTCAACAGCGCGCCGAACTTGAAGGGCAATCTGCCCCGCGCTCTCACGTGACATAGGAGCTCCACCCTCATTATTCACATTGATTGTTATGGATACAGGCCGGTCTGCGCGACGCTCCTGAATGGGTTCAACGCGCCCCGCCTGACCAGGAAAAAACAATTCCGGCCCGCGCTCTCCAACAAGGAATGGGCGATCTGTCGTGACCTGTCCACCAATCGCACGCCCGCCGAAAAGACCAGCAATAGATGACAAAAAGCCACTGCCTCCTCCGCCAAAGAGACTGGAGAGCGCACCCCCTCCCCCACCTCCGACATTACTCAGAACAGCTTCAGCAATATCTCTTACAGCAGACAGAGCAACCCGCTTCAAACCAGCAAAACTGAATTCGCCCATAGCAACAAGGTCGAGCAGAGATTCTCCAATTCGGCCCACAGCATCTTCAAAAGCCTCAGCAAGCGCGTCACCTAAGTCCACACCTTCCGCACGCACTTCTTCAACATCCGAACCTGCTTTTTCAGCGGCAGCGCCGACGGCTTCAAAATCCTCCTGCGCCTGTGCCAGTACATGGCGCAAAGAAGACGTATCCGCGTCGACCTTCACCACAAGGGTGTCGATCACGGTTTCCACGGAATTTCTCCAGCTAAATTAAATTTTATCGATTCTTGGACCGAAAGGAGATGGATAGCGTGAGAGCACGACCAATGATAAAAATACCACTAAACAGGCCAACGATCAGAATATTAACCGTTTCAAAGCCAGATTCCCACAATATCCAGACATAAGCAATGAGCGCAATTAGACCCAAAGTCTGGATGAGCTGCCCATAGAAACGTAACTTTTCACGTTTGCGCTTTTCCTCGCGGCTCATAGTTTCTATTGGTTGGCCAGAGCGACGGGCAGCAACACGTTCGCGAAGAGATGGACGATTTGAATCAGATTTTGACATGCCCCTAATTTAAGCACGTCCGCTTCAAGGTCAATCGGGAAAACGTGATATCATCGAACTAAACTCATCACGGTTTAGCGCCCCCTTCTGATTAACGTCCAGCCCACGCGCCTCCGCCCAGGCCAGCCAGGCCTTATAAAACTCAATAGGCGTAGCCTGCCAAAAATCATCGACCTGCCAGCCTAAAAGCCCCGTTGCGAGGCCTGCCATCCGCCCCCAATCATGCTTTTTCACTGTCAGGCCCAGCCAGGGCGGACGTCAAAATGGCACGAAATGCAGGTGTCGCGGCCGAGATGCCATTCTCCGCAATTAATTCGCCCAATTCGGACATTTCCACATCAGACCCACCCGCCACCGCGCAGGACCAAAGCACAGTCACGACATCTTTCAATGTAACTTGACCGGAAGTCGTCCGCTCAACGATGGCGAATAAACTACCAACTTCCTGCTCAATTCGAACAAGAGCTTCAAATGTAGGACGTAAACGAAAGTGCTGCTCCCCCAAGAACAGAGAAACCTCACCCCTTAATGGATTAGCGAAAGCATCAGACATTCGTCAAACTCACAGGACCGGCGCTTTCAAGCTGCAGAGTATAAGTCCGTTCACCCCCATGATCACCCGCATGTTCCAGATTTGTAATCCGAAACAGACCCGAAAAATAATCACCGCTTTCGAAAACAATCTGCAAATCCGCATGACTGCCCGACAAGACTTTTTGTTGAACCAATTGCTCCGCACTGCTGTCAGTGAATACGCCGGAACCACGGAGGGAAACAGACTTCAATCCAGCACCATCCAACAACTCCCGCCAGCCATTAGACCCTTTATGGGTGACGTCAACACCCGGCGCTGAAATGGTCAAACCAGTTGTGCGCATACCGGCAATGGTCGAATATGTGGGCGGCATACCCTCATCAGAGATTTTGATTAAAAAAGCGCTGCCTTTTTCAGCGGCCATGATCGTACTCCTTTTTAAGGAAAATGACGTTATGAAGATGGGCAGGTCAAAGCCCGAAACCGATTGATGGAATGATGAAGTGGCCCCGAAGCCTCAAAAAGCATCTGGGCAAATTCAAAGCGCAACACGACGAGATTATGACCTTCAATCACCAGATCCACATCATCCAGCGCTGCCTTAAGGGCCTCCTGCAGCTCTTTAATCTCCCGATGCCCGGGCTTGGCTGACCAGATATGAAGCTCAAACCGATGGTCCTGTCCTTTAAAAGTCTTAGAAGACCAGTCCATCACACTGCTTCCCCCTAAAGTGATATAGGGATAAGTCGCGCTTTGCGGTACATGGTCATAAACACCCGTTATGATCCCACTTAAAGCCGGATCATTCTTGAGCTGTGCAAAAACAGCCTTCTGCAGCGGCCAGCTTGCATCCGTTGACATATTTCTCTCGTTTCAATTTATATGAAAAATCAGTCCAGTGGTGCCAGGTTGCGCACCTCAAGAACCGCGCTGCTCATATAAGGCTGAGCGCTTTGCCTGCTGGTCCCAAACTCAACCTCCAAGGCATAAGGCGCATCAGCCACGACTTTGACTTGATTATC